TCGGGTAGTACTGAGTCTACAATGTTGCAGTCTGCTCTGGCACCTGCGTTGGCATCAGTAAATGCAGACTGCACATAGTTACCCGCTGTGCGCTCGATGCTGTAACTGCCTGGCTGTGCCAAAATATTAATAGTATCTGCTGTGTCTAACACTGCTTTGACACGTCCAGTACTGGCACTGAGCACAGTCATGTCTTTTTCTAATAAAAGTTCGTTGCCGGCCTGATTCATCAGTCTGAATATAAATGTGCTGCCTGTGATGTTCACAGGTTTTTGATCTTGGTTGATAAATTCAAAAAGTAAGACGTTGTCTACGCCTTTGTTGACGGTTAATTGTTTTGCATACACTGGATCCCACCTTGCTGTGAAATATCCACCACTAGTATCTATCAAGAGAACCCGAATGATTTGTTGATAGAGATAGATGGTGGTTGAATACATGGTGTATTATTTATCCAAAATTTATTGACCATAAATACCGTCAATGGGCAACAACATCTTTGAGAAACTAGCAGAAAAATATCCGTTCATTACCTTGTGTGTGTATGCCAGTCAAGAATACGTGGGCATTGTACAAAACAAGGATGACGCTGTCACAACCATCTACGACTTTGGTGCTGTGCTCACCCAACAAGACAAGTTGGAGTTCTTGGAACTGGCCAACACCTGGTGGTGGGAAAGCAATCGCAGCATTCCCATCAACATATTCCTGCGCAGGGATTGGGATCAATTCCGTTTTACTTTGCGAACATTCTCAAACAAAGACCTAGAAATACTACACGGACCTGTGTGCAGCCTGGTAGACATTGCTCGCAAGAAGTCAAAAAGAAAATCAATTACACTTGTACGACGGATTGATTGAGAATATTCATATGTAGGGCCACCAAGGCTGCATAGGAAATTGCATGACTATGTTTGAATACAAATCCTTTACTATCATCCCCATCCCACACACTCGCAAACACTTGATCCCAGGGCTTTCGCTGTAGGTGTGCTTTGCCTGGGCGAATAATTGAAATAAAAGCAGCCATCCTGGGTATGGAGTCAGGTTGCATAGCCACCATCAAATCCACGTAGTTACCCACGTGAACCAACTGACTGGCCCATGCTCGATCCGTCCACAATCTTGACCATGGAGGTACCGCTGCCAACATGGCTTCGTAATGTGCAGTGTCTTGAACCAACTGATACACACTCATGTTCAACAGGTCAATTTTGAAGTAGCCACGCTGTTCTGCTGACTCATAGTCTATGGCTGCACAGCCATATTCTGGATCTTTGGGAATGTCTGTAATATAGATGCCAGAGTTGTGTCGACGCACCTTGCCGTCTACCACTTGTCTAGCAGGTATGTGACGGATTAATTCCAAGATCTTGCTACGATCTGGACAGTCAATGTCAATGTCAGCACTCATAATTTTTTAAATATTTTATAGCAGAAGTCAATCTTGATACATCATCTGCAAAATTGCCTAAACCTAAATTACATTTGTGACATAGCCATCCGCGAAATTGATTTGTGTTATGGTCATGATCAGTGCACCAAACTTGTTTCTTTTTTACACTGTGCCCTTGAGCCTCAGTGGCATCTCTATTACAGATAGGACAACGGTAATCTTTTGGAATGCTTGGTGCTGTTTTTTTAATAGTAGCAATAATTTTGCTTTGTTGTTTAGCACATTCTTTGCATTCGTACCTTCTATATTTTGCGCCACCATCAAATCCAAAACATCCAATTGGTTTTTCATCTTTGCAGATCCCGCATACTTTGGTTTGAACATCAATTCCTTGAAACAAGTCTTTACAATTATTCATACTCTGCACAGCGCCACAATAGTTTTCAATTGCTGTTCAGCCTCACGAACAGCACCCAATGCATCAGCCACAGCAGGATATTGTTCAGCCATGCGTTTAGCTTCCTTTTCTTGTTCCATTTTTTTCAATACCCAGTCGATGGCTGTTTCGGCATCAGGATTGAGTCCAACAGTGGGGGTGGCCATGTTAATGGATTGCCAGGTCTGGCCGGTGTATAACTCAAGCTGCTGCGAATTGGTGTTAAACCGTACGTCACCCACGTTCATGTAGTTGGCGTTGTTAACATAGTTAGAGGTCGCGCCACCGCGATAGACTGTCATGTATCGGCTGTGAGTGTCTATGGATTTGATCATGTTACCATCCTGCTTGTTTCAATATTAGTTTTGCGTATTCGGCGTCTGCGGCGTAGTCTGAAAACTTCTTTTGCCACACGTCTGAGTCTATGTAACACCATATCATGCCCACCTGGTCAGCTGTGAGTTCACTCAAAAACTTCTGTCCTGACTCACAATTATAAATCACCCAAGGACTGATGCGTCCTGTTGTGACAGCATAGCACATGGCATGTGTGCTGCCGTAGCGCAAACAATCGTTGGGCGGTGCTGAGTGTCGCTCACTCCAGTCTATGCCAAACTCCACTGCTCGTGCCAAGGCATCTGCCACTGCTTCTACCTTCAAATAATCCAACAAATACTCAGTGTAGATTTTGTCCGACCCCCAGTTGTCAATTTTTTTGTTGTGCTTCAACAACCACGCCGTAAACTGTGCAGGATTGATTGCCCGAGTAGCCACACAGTATCTACCAAACTTGACAAATGCTCTATAGTATGGTGAGTCTGCAAAGTCATCAAATGTTTTGAGTCGAGCACTACCTTGTGCAATCTCATAGAATCTCAAATAGGATTGAAAGCCCAGTTCAACACCACGCTCCGTGCGTTCCGATCTACGGCGTTTGGGCTCACACATGTGCACCACAAGACTTTCTGCACGACGGAATATTTTCTTGCAATAGCCGCAAGTGAGTTCACTTGGTGTCTCTGCCATGGTCTCGGATGTGTTGATCTAGTTCTTTTTTGGTTGTAATTTTTGCCAGCAAGTCTATTTCGTCTTGTTTGTACATGGGAAATAACTCTGCCAGTTGTTTTTTGATACTGCTGTCACTGGCTTTTTTTTTCTTGGGTGCAATCCAATTGTGTCTAGGGGTGCCCATGTCTGGACTCACTGTTGTGGCACACAACCATTGCAGTTCAGGATGCCGACTGATGTTAAAGAAGTGTTTGTTCAATCGTTCGTTAGTGGCAATCAAATAAAACTCTTGCAAGTCCCGTGCACCTTCCACGCAGCTGGCCCAGCGAATCATGAGATAGTTGGAGAACTTCTTGCGTTCCTCATCTGTGAGTTCGCTGTAGAAGTTTCTGTTCTTGCGATCCAGTTGTCGCATTTCATTCATAATGTTTAGTTTGTCGCTCACTTGTCCACTTTGATTAGTCGGTATATCATTATAACACGTTCCAAGGCATCCTGTAAAGCAGGAGTGGTCCGGGCCTGGCGGTGAATGTCCGCCCACATTTTATTTTCCCGAATATGATCAACCAAGGGTCTACCATCTGACGTGCGTTTGTCATATTCAATCTTGTGACCGGTTATGGGATCGTGACTGTGATCTATAAGTTCTCTGGTACTGGGATCAGCACCTGCTTCACGACGATACACGTCATTGCCGTTGCGCTCGTAGATGTAGGTGGCGTCGGGGTTAAGAATTCCCATACTCATAACCATATTGTGCGTGTGCCCAGCGTAGAAATCGTTCCAGACCCGCCTGATCTTCTGGGTAACTTTCCAAGTAAATTTTAGCCAAGCGATTGATTATTTCAAATATTTCAGGTTCAGTGTATGCCATATGTCACCATGATTTATTGTAGTCTACTATCTCACAGTTGCGACTGATGTCTTTCACAAAGTACACACAGTCTGGATCTGGATCATCGTTTAGGGGCACTGAAAGTAATTGTCCATTCTTGAGTTTGGGTGCATACCACGATACTTCATGATACACATCCAGTATTTCAATGTCGGGAAAACTGGGTCGGAAACTTGTGAGTGGATTGAACTGAAACACTTTAAAGCCACGATCGTTAATGGATGTCAGCGGTAACACTTCCAAGTCGCCTACTTCGGGTTCACCAATGAGTATCTGCCAGTCCATGGGCATCTTTATGGTATTGGTTCCAATGCGTAACACCAGTGCAGGTGCATTAAAACTCTCTAAAAAAATTAGTGGAATAAAGTGGTAATCTGGCTCCTGGGGGTTTGAATTGTCTAATATAGCAAACCTCATGTCATCTACTTCTTCAGGCAGATGATCTAGGTCGTAGTGTATGTTGTCAAGTGTTAGTATTCGCATGTTGTTATAATATACTGTTGTGTGACAAAAGTCAACCTATTTTCATCCAGTCCAACTTCTCTTGTGTAAAAGGATAGTTGGCTTCGCGGTAGAAAGCCTTGCGCTTGGTCAAGTGGCGCTTGGCAAATTTACAAGTACTGGTCAAGTCCCAGATTTGAACATGATCTTTATCTTCCGCTTTGCGTATACCACGACCAATGGACTGTATGACTCTAACAAAACTTTTACCAGGCTCAACAAGCACCAAATTAAAAATACGGGGAATATTAATGCCCACAGCAGCGACACCATATGTGGCCACAATGATTTTGTCTGTTGCATCGGCCACTTGATCATACTCTGCTTGCCTGTTCTTTGTTTTGGTTGCACCTGACACAAACACTGCCCGTTCACCCAGGCGTTCCACCAGTTGTCTACCACATTCGGTACGGTCCACCAAGACCAGGGTGTTGCCAGTTTCGTTTACTCGATTTATTAAATCAGACATGGTGTCTAGTCTGCCTGACTCTTCCAGCAGGTATTTGAGTTCGCTTTGATAGTCTTTGTACTCCACATGATCAATCAGTTGCACAATGTTCACATGGCAGTTGGCCAGTACGCCTTGTTGTTGTAACTCACTGGCACTGAGTTTACCAATCACAGGACCAAGACTCACAAGCAATGCTTGGCTTTCAAACTTCTCTTTGGGCACAGTTCCGGTCAATCCCCAGCGAATTGGCACTCTAGCCATCACACCTGTCAGCAAGGTTTTGAGTGCATCTGCTTTGGCCATGTGTACTTCGTCTACAATAACACA